GGGAGCCGATAGGGGTGGTGAGTATGTCTGCCACCGATTGCCGGATGTGATCGAGCAAGCCAAGGCTGCCGCCGGTTTCTCGGTTCATTCCGGCACCTCTGTCTTGGCACCACCGGACAGCACACCACCGTGGCGGTGTTTAACCAGGCTGATGTCGGCCGCAACGACGTCCTCGGACACCGTGACCTTGCCGGTGACGTTCTGGTTGCCGGTCTGGTTGTAATCGCCCCTATGGTTGATCGGGCCGACGATGTTAATGCCGCCCTGGCAGACCAGGTTGCTGGTGCCGTTTTCGGGCAGTTCGGCGCTCAGGTGATGAGCAATGCTGTCGTACTCGATGACGGCGCCGTCCCGGTACGTGCGACGGTGTAGGCCGGCGCGGTCGCCATTGGCGGGGATGTGGTCGCTGAAGATGCCTGTCAGCACTACGCCATTGGCGAGCTGCCCGGATGGGCTGAACAGAATTACCTGTTCACCAAGGGTTGGCGGATCCCATTCCTGATCGGCACCAGCGCGCACGGCGATCCACGGCAGCCAGGAGGTGGTCAGTTTTCCGGTTTTGACCTGCACACGCGGTGGCTTCATCTGCACGGCGTGGATAACACCGTAGCGGATGAGGTTTTCAATCAGGCGGGCGAGGTTGGCTAGATCATTCATGGCGCCGATGGTGGCGCCACGCGCGTGTGAGTGCAGCTTTGCAGGCTTGTAGGAAGCCCTGTTACAGCGTCAGGTGTGCGAGCAAGCCGTCTCGGATCAGGTCGATATCGGCATCAGTGAAGCCAAGCACCTCCCGCTGTTCGTATTTCACGTCCGGTGCGCCAGGTGCGGCACGGTCTTTCAACCCGTACTGGTGAACCCGGGCGATTCGGGCAATACGGCCTGTGAATCCGATGCTGATGGCGTTGCCGTCGCCCTGGACTTTCATAAACTTGGCGGTCCGCAGCTTTTGGAACATTCGAACCTTGCGTTTCACCCGGCCCTGTTTTTCGCGCAGCTTGCGTTGCTTACGCGGTGCGTATTTGGTTCCGTCCGGGTTTTGCTGAGCAATCACGCGCTCCTGCTGGCTTCGACGAAGGGCTTGCCCGAGGCTGCGCGCCAGCTGATTGCGTGCGGACGGTTCAAGCTGGCCGAGCAGGCCGGCTGCCCAGTCCTCCAGCGTTTCCAACTTGGTGCTCATTTGGGGACGATCCATTCGCTGCCGGTACCTTGAGCACCTGGAATCCACGCGGGGTCAAGGAAACCGGCTACGCGCTGAGGTTCTCCGACATGTCTGATGGTGGTTTTGCCTTCGGCGTCGGTACCGACGACTACACGTTCGGTCAACGGCAGGGTGATGCTCATGTCGACCTTACTGTTGTCCAGGATATCGGCTTCGAACTTGATGCCATCGGCGGACTTGTTGAGGTTCTCCAGCAACTCGGACTGGTTGATGCTGACCCAACCCAGCAGGGGCAACATGACGCTGTCGGGGTGGCCGGCAAAGTCGGTCAGGATGATCTGCAGGTCAAAACTGTACTCAAACGACAGGGTGGCGGCCGCAGTGCAACGGACCTTGCCGTTGTCGATGAAGATCAGCAGCCGGTCGGGATCGTGCTTGAGGTCTGCGACGGTGGCCAGCAAGTGGGCGCGTAGGCTATCGGGCTTGTTCATGTTGCACCTGGTGTTTGTAGATGGTGTCGACCTGTGCCGCGCATTCGGCCCATGCAGCCTCGGTGCGATCCTGGTCAGTAAGCAGGTTGCCGTTATCGTTTGGTGCTGTTGCCGGCAGGCTGCACGGCACCACGGCCGGACAGCCACTGACGATAAGCGTCGGCGCCGGTGATGGCGGGGCGCTCGCGCAACCGGCGAGCAGCATCAGGCAGCAACTGAGCAGCCCAATCACGCAGTTCTGAGTTCTCACGTTTCAGTTCCTCGATCGATCGATTCCGTTTTGCCAGGTCCTGGCGCAGCAGATCCTGCTGGGTACGCAGGTCGGCCTGTGCGTTCCGCTCCCGGTTCAACGTGGTTCGAAGGGTGTTGGCGGTGGTCAGGTTGCGGCCAGCCTCTTCGCGTGCGGTCCCGAGGTCTTTCGCTGTCAGGGCGGTGTTTTGGTTGGCTACCGTGATGCGCAGTTCTTGGCTCCAGATCAGCAGCGCCAGGGCACCGAGCAGGGCGATGCCATACAGGGCCTGGCGCAGGGTGCTCATGCGCGGTACCAGCCGAGCTTGTTCATTTCCCCGACGTCGAGCTGCTCCATGGGGCCGCGAACGATCACGACCTGACAGCCGGGGGCCATGAAGAGAAGCGCCTCCAGCAGTACCTGCATATCTTCCTGTTCAGTGTTTTCCGGTACCACCAGCAGGTCACCGTCCTGGACGTTCAGTTTTCGCACCTGGTCGAGGTCGATCATGCCGCCACCGCCTGACCGCAGCCGCAGTCGTCGTGCCGCTCGAAGGCCCGTTGCAGCTTGATGTCGTAGAGATTCCGTTTGTAGTCCGGGCCGTTGTAGAGCTTGGCAAAGTCGGCCCATTTGCCGGCTTTCAATGCCTTGTGTAGAACCGGGTCGGTTTCGATGAACCGCACAAAGGCCTCGAACTGGTGGGATTCGCTTGTGCTCATGGCCTGGACGAAGTCCTGCACGCTGGCGTAGCCCAGACGCTGCCAGTTAAACCCCATGATCTGGAATGCGCCCCAGGAAGCCGACTCCAGTGCGGCGGTGTCATCGATGAGGCGAGCGCTGTTCAGGCGCTGGTGCTCGGCCGTGCCGCCCGCGTATCCGCCGTACTTCGGATTGACCAGCGCAGGATTGGTCGCGGCCAGCTGATCGGCGTGGCGTTTGAGTTCCGCCGGGTCGTCACCGTCATGCCGTGGGGCTGACAGCTGGCGGTACATGATGTGCCGCTCGAACAGAATCACCGGCTTGCCGTTGTCGAGAAACCCCTCGCCGCTGGATTCCACTTCGTTGACCGCGTACACGCTGGCCAGGGGCACGCTGAGGCGTTCGGCAGCGTTGACCAGGTCAGTGTTCTTCAGCAGCTTTGAGCAATCACCGCCGGCCAGGCTGATCTGGGTCTTGTTGCCGGCGACACCGTCGACCACCAGGCCGGTTTTTAACTGATACGCCCGGACGGCAGTTTCGGTGCTGTCGCCAAATGCGCCGTCGACGACCAGCCTGGCGCCGTGGCTGTTCAGGTTTTTTTGCAGGGTACGCACCGCTTGGGAGCGGTCGCCATGTCGGAGAGTGGTGGTCATGCGCTGGGCCTCAGCAGGGCGGCGACGTTGCCGCGAGAACGAAAGATCAGGGTGCAAAGCAGCACGATGGCGACGGCTTGCCAGAGGCTGGTCGGCGGTCGGTACAGCAGAATTTCCAAGCCACAGAGGCACAGCGAGGCGCCGAACAGGCTGGCGAGCAGTGAGATGCCTCGACGGAATCGAGCCGCGCCACGGCTGTAGCAGGCCAGGCGCAGGGCACTGAGCAGGTAGGCAAGTGCCGCGACCAGTTGCACGATGATTTCCACGGTAGGCATATCAGCTCCCCCCTCTGATGCGTCGCAGGATTTCCCAGAAATCGGCCTTCTCGACCCAGACCATGGCTTTGATGCTGATAGGGATGATGATCAAGGCGCAGCCGAACGCCGCACCGCCGCTGGTGACAAAGGGCACCAGCTGCAGCGCCATTGGCGCGAACAGGTAGCCAACGCCGGCTGAGAGGAACAGAGACCCCAGGCGCTGCCAGACCTTGAGGTCATGCTTGGTGCTGGTCACCAGCCAGGCGCCGAGGATCGCGCCGAACAATGCCTCACCGTCGATAACGGGCATGGCGGTGGCCAGGCCGAGGCCCATGAGCAGGCCGGTCACGGCGCTGGAAGTCGGATCAGCCATGGTGCGGGTTTCCTTGATTGAGAGGGATCAGTCCCATAGGTGCACCATCTGTCGCTGAGGCGCTGAGGTTTGAGCTTCGGGCATAACTACGGGCAAGCCTTGGGGCAGCGTTGGGCCGTGATCTGCCAGCCCGGGGTTGGCTTGGAGCACCGCCTCGGTGACACCAGCGGTGCGGCCGTAGTGACGCCAGCACAGGGCGTCGACGGTTTCGTTCTGGTGAGCGCGGACGGTGACGGGCATCACTCACCTTCCGTTTTTGGTGGTGCTGCAGGGTGGGCGTATTCAAAAACACCATCTGGCGCGACATAGGCGCCAGGAGACGCGCCGGTTTCGACTACTCGAAAAATTGCTAGGCCCAGGGGATGCATGATTTCGCGGTTGATGCGCTCATGCAGACCAAGCCGGCTGATTTCGTTCCAGTCGATCACTTTCAGGTCGCTCATCAGATCAGCTCCACGGTAGTGCGGTTGATACCGAGGAAGTCACGCACCGCCCAACGCAGGTCGCGGCGCAGTTCGTCAATGCTGGGGGTTAGCTCTTCGGCTTTCTGGTTGCCGGAGTTGGTGCTGTCGTACGAGCGGTAGCGTTCGCAGACCTCTGCACCGGTGGCGGCGTAGATGGCCCGCAGATACAGGTGGATGTACTCCGAAACGTCTTTGACCTTCTCGGCTGGTACCTCGGCCAAGGTGGTGTATCCCGCTGCCTGTTGGGTCTCACGCCACGTTTTAAACTCGCGGTTGATCGTGATGGCTGCTGCGATAGTCGCGGTTTCCAGTCTGATCGGCGTGACACTGGAGTCGAGCCGCAGAGTGCCGCGCACGTCGTCCAAGTCAATGGACGGCCAAAAGGGGTCGGTGTTGATGTGGCCGCCTGGTGCAGTACCACCCGCTACGAAACCGCTCATGCAGGCTTACCTCGATAATCGGTTCGTGCGACTGCACGCTGAATTTGGGCGCGGGTGAACTCTTGGTTACAGGTGCAAAGTCGGTTCATGACTTTTTTTGCGTTCTGGTTCACCAGCGCAAACTCATGACGTGTTGCGGGCATGATCCCTTCTCGCCCAATCGGGCCAGTGCATACCGAGCGGTCATAAGTCTCCGTTTCGTCGACATACTGCTGAGCCACGGCGTGCAGACGATTTTCGGATTCAGACGGCTTGAAATCACACTGAAAGTGATTGGCAAAGGCAGTTTTCATACCTGCTCCAATAGGTCGCCGGTGGTCGGGGCTTCGCGTTCAGGAGGAGCGGACTGGCCGATCCGCCCCGAGCCGGCGGGGTGCGTGGGGACGCTCTGTTAGCTGCCAGAGGCAGCGAGTTTGTTGAGTAGGCGCTCGGCCCGCTCCAGATCCTTCTTGCCACCGCAGGCGTCATGAAGCGCGATGGCTTTTTTCAGCAGGTCGACGCCGGCTTGCAACTGGCCTGGTTGACCGGGCAGTTCTTCGCTGATGCCTTCCAGGGTGGCGCGGCCGGTGGCCAGAAACAGCTTGGCGCGGGCCTGGTCGGGCATGTCTTCGGCGTCCGTCAGTTCCGCGGTGCGGTGCAAAATCACCAGGTCGAAAGACTCGTTGATCTTTTGAGCCTTGAAGGCAGCAGTGGCGACTTCCTCGGCCACCAGGCAGCCGAGTGTCCGGGCGAAGCGATCAGGCATGACCATCTTGTGTTTCAGCACGTACTCAGCGATGTCCAGGCCGCCGACGAAGTCGCCGGCATCGAAGCGCCAGACCATAACGGTGGTCAGTACTTCGTCCTGTGCGCCCTGGCCAGCTTCCAGCACGCCTTGCACATACGGCACATACTCCGGCAGCAATTGCCGCTTGAGTTCGGCCTTGCCCTGGTTGGACTGGACCTGCTTCAGGCGCAGGCGGTCCTGTAGCAACTGATTGAGCTGATGCTCGTAGGCGGTGGCGC